GCTCTTGACAATCAGTATGTCGTTTTAGGTCAGAACCATTCTTATACACCCTAGAATAAACATAGGTGGGTAAGACTGTTTCCCCAACAATCCTACTCACCTCAGGTGTTTTTTCACAAAGTAACTCAAGAAAAGGTAAGTAATTGTGAACTGAGTTTGAATTTACTGCCTGATTGTCACCCGCAGCATCATGTTCTTCGCAGAACCGCATGAACTCATAACCCAGTTTTATCGCCCTTTCCTGATCAATGAAGTTTCTAACTACAGTATAATCATTGACTTGGAGTTCAGGAATCATATCTCTTTGAGTAATTCTTCAATGTCATAGTAGATTTGGTTTTCTACTTCTTCTTCCATCTCATACGAACTATCATCTTGATTGTCAAGAGCATCGCGTAGATCTTCGTGCATTATATCATTTTCTTCTGTTTGAGGCACAGAATCTGGAACATTAGTATCTCCCAGTCCGAGAATATCTTCTGCAGATTCTTGACCAATATCTTGTTCTTTCGCGTAAATTAGAGGAACATCGCCAACAATATCTACATCAATTTCATTTAAGATTGCATCTAGTTTTTCTTCATCGATGTCATCACCAAGGTCCCAAGATTGGAAATCAAGTTTTTCTACATCCTCAGGATCATATTCAAGAAGATCATGCATCTCACAAGATTTCTTAAATTCTTCCTGTTGTTCTTCCCATTCTTCTTTAGCCTTTTGATGAGTAACAATTACATCTTTTAAGAAATCGATATTATCAATGGGAGTAGAAGCTCCTTCCGTGTATTCGATCTCACCAGAATCTTCTTCCCACTGAATTGCATTAACTTCTCGGTCATAATCATCTGGATTAAACCAACTCATATCAGCAGGTTGTACAACAAAACCATCGATATAGATGGCCTTGTCTTCAATTATTACTGTCAGATTCATCGGAGGACTCCAAAAGGTTTTCAAGTGGGTTGACTTGAACTGGCAATATTGCTTGTTGTTTCAATACATCTTCGTACATAGTACGATTCTTCTGAGACTCTTTAATAGTCTCATTACGGAAAGATTCTACAGCAGCACCAGTCTGTCTCTGTTGTTGAGAGTTTTCAATGAGGAGAGTGGGCATCCAACCCACTGCACATCCCCAATGATCAATATCTTGTCCTGTATTGGGATCCATTCCACGAATATGCATGTACCATGCACATTTATGTTCAATACAATCCTTTTTGATTAGGGGACACCAATTACCTGGTTCTTCTTTTTTGAACTTCATCATAACAAAAACTCAGAAATCAGTCGAAACTACAAATTAACACGTCAATATATTGTACGGCAAGGTTTACGTTAGCCGAGAATGAAGCACTACCACTACTAAATGGATGATTGTGTGAAGATGCATTAGTAGTATTATTACCAGTGCCTGGGGTGCTTCTTGACCATCCTCCTCCAGATTTCACGTCACCACCACCAGGACTTAATGTAACTGCACCACCATTGGCGTGAGTATGACTTGGAAGTTGGTTTGACGTTAAAGTGTGACCACCAACTGTTCCAGAAATAGGAAAGTTACCCGATATGGGTTTTGAAGATGGAAATGCACTGGTAAAAGAGTTAGATCCTCCACTACCACCACCAGTCGGGTTGGAGTTACCACCTACAACTCTAAGTGCTTTATTATTATGTGAGGTATTCTTTGTCCAACCACTGGGAGCAGCGGATTGGAAAAATATCGCATCCGTTCCTTGGTCAAAAATATCGTACTTGGAGTCTAGTCGAGTAGAATCGCTAAAGACAATACCAGTTCCATCTATTTCTGCTGCCATTTTATTTCACGGGATGATAAGGGTTTGCTATGGTTATTTATTATGCGTCAATATCGAAAGTACACAATAAAATATCAACATATTGAACATTGATACCCATAGAAAGATTTGGTGTGGTTCCAGAAGCACTAAAAGGATGATTGTGTTGTGAAGGTCCAGAAACTCCACCAGTAGGATCAGTACTTCTTGACCAACCAGGACCTTTATTCACATCACCACCATTAAAAGTTCCATTTGGATTTTGTGGGAATGGTGAAAGTGCAGTTCCCATAGTGCTATGAGTATGGGAAGGAATTCTATTTTGTGATAAAGTGTGATTACCTGTCGAACTATTAGAAGACCATGGTGTTGAATATGTTCTTCCAGTAAAAGTAGTAAAACTAATACTACCTCCAGATCCGCCACCAGTTCCACTCACAACTCTAAGCATCTTGTCATTATGAGAAGTACTCTTTACCCAGTGAGTGGGTGCGGATGACTGAAAGAAAAACATGGCAGTGTTATCAGGAGTCATCCAACCCCTAGTGTTTACTTGCGTAGAATCACTGAATTGAATACCATTAGAAGTAATTTCCGCAGCCATAATACTTTACCTGTGTAATTTATTTATCGCACTCACCGTTTTTGTTGAATTTTTTACGGCACTTTTTCACTTCCTTCATTTCATCTTTGATCATCTGATAGGCATCTTCAGGATCGATTCTGCCGCCAAGTTCCATGGCACAGATGACCTCAACTCTAGTACCAAAGTGTTTCAGTGCCTCTTCAAAACAGTTTAGTTCTTCGTACATATCACTTGTTAATAGAATCCCAGTCTTTCTGGAAGATAGCAAGACCTTCTCTAGTTAGGACACTTTCATACATACGATCAAAAACTCCAGGTGGCATTGTCACGATATCAGAACCTTCACGATAACAAAGTGCGACAACCTCAGGACTACGAACAGATGCAGCAAGAATCTCAGTGCGACAACCATAATCTTTGGCATAGATGTCATAGATCGTCTTGATCAATTCAAGACCATCGAAACCATTATCGGTAAGACGACCGACAAAAGGAGAAACATAAGTTGCACCAGCCTTAGCAGCAAGTACAGCCTGAGCAGCAGAGAAAATAAGGGTGACATTGACTGTTGCACCAAGGTCGCGAAGTTGACGACAAGCTCTCAGACCTTCAACAGTACAAGGAACTTTGATCGTTACATTATCTAGTTCCATGAAAGGTTTGGCCTGTTCAACCATGTCACATGCCAAATCTGCAACTACCTCTGCAGAGATAGATTTCAGTGTGGGGAAGGACTCTGAGATTGTTTTGATTGCCTCAAAAGGATCTTCGCCACTCTTTTTAATTAGACTAGGATTGGTCGTAACTCCATCGATAAGACCAGTGTCATATCGCATAGAGATTGCATCGTAATCAGCAGTATCAAGAAAGATCTTCATTGTCTTTATCCTTTTTGTTAAATCCAAATGGTCCAGTTAGTTTTTCTTCTAATGCAAGTTTGAGTGCAACACCACCAAGACTTTCCATAACTTTCAGAATGTCCTCAGGTTTTGCTTCTTCTCCAAGTTCTTTGGCAACATACCAATACTTAGGCCAGAATGACTCACCTGCCTTTTTATAATCTTCAAGTGTTAGTAGTTTCATTTTCCAACTCCATAATCACCACCTTTTTTACCATGATCTTTTTCAAGATCTCGAATATTTTGATGCAGTCTTGCAACTGCTTTACGCATTTCTTCAGTTTCTTCCCACTCAAAAGTGTCACCAGACTTGGTGACATGTTGTTTCTTAGCCATAAAATTCTTTAGCGTTTTTAAGTGTCGTCAACAAGTGCATGTTTCCGTGGAGATACCCAGCATAGATTATACCAAGTGTACCAAAGAAAAACAAGCCTAATCCAATAAGTTGGGGATATGGTGGAATTAACTCCACTTTGTGAGATGAATGTCGCTCTGGCAATGACACAGACTCTTCGTGCATATCAGGGGTTTCGTTGGCCATTGAATGTCCTCTGGGTTTTTAATGTTTCCGATCTTACCGCCGATCCAGCAATTCCCCCTGTATATATCTCCACTCTGATGAATGAATATACTCTTCAATCCAACACTACACTTCCACCCTCGGAAGTTTGCCATTCCTTTTCCAACAAAATCATTTCCAACAATGTCTAGAACATCCCCATCTTGAAATTTACCCCAGGCACCAAGATCTACAATATTAATTTTTTCGGAAACTATTTTATTTCTAGGTCTAACATCTCTAGCAGGATGTTGTTCAAACCAATCAAGTTGTTCTTTTGTGTAGATGTGGGCTTCTCTTTCTGGTCCACCCCAATCTACAATTCTTACTGGTTCTAGTGCATGTGGAGAAAATTCTTCATCATTTGCAAGTCGATCATAAAGTTCAACACAATCATCCCACAATCTTGGGAGCATCATCACCCTTACAGTGACAAAAGTATTTTCAGATGCTATTTTAACTTTTTCTAAGAAATTTTTTCTCTGAAATTCTGGGTGCCAAGAGAAACATACATACCCTATTTTTTTGGTAATGCTCTCATAATATTCAGTTGATGCAATTCCATTACTAGTAAATCCAATGTAACCACCCCTAGAAGTAACTAGATCTACAGCATCTATAAGGTGTTCACTCATTGTTGGTTCTCCACCAGTAATGGCAACATGAGTATGAGGATGTTTATCTAATAATATTTCAAGAAAGTTTATTGCATCTCTCCAGTCATACATATGACCTTCGCCAGCGTTTAGTTCTGGAATACAATAGGTACACTTATTACAACAAATATTATTGATCATCCAAGTTATAGTGACCAACTCTGGATCTGCAGAGATAATCCTAGTTAACTTATTCATGATCTACCATAATCATCTTCTATTCTTAGAATATCGTCTTCACGACACTCACCAGTTTGAATCTCAACAAAAGTCACACCATCGGAGTAACCTTCGAGTCTATGTACATCTTCTTTTTTTATTTGGTAAGAATCCCCAGGACCCACAGTATATGATTTATCATTCAGAGTAAGTTTTCCATACCCCTTGACAATATACCAGTGTTCTTCTCTTTTAAAATGTTTCTGCAGTGAAAATTTTGAAAAAGGTTTGATATAGATTGTTTTGATAACAAGATTGGGTGTTCTCTTTAGATCTTTATACCAACCCCATGGTTTATCAACATGCATGGCGTCATTCTATAGTAAATTTATTTATAGTCATAACCCCCAGACATTTTATCAAAACAAACACTATTAAACCTACCCTTTATTCCCCGAAGAGATATTTTAGTATGAGAAGATCTGACATCCGATTTTTCGACAAGATAAATCCCATTAATCATGAGTTGGTCAGAGGGATCATCATTGTTACCCCACTTAATCTGTTCTTTTGAACAACCATTATATTTTACGTAGTCGCCTGGTTTGATTTTCATATGTGAAGTTGGGTTAGTGTATATCCATCCGAGAACTCCAAGTGTTCTATCGAATAGTCGTCATTTTCGGCTCTTTCTTTTGGAATGAATTCAATGAAACACGCAAGTGTCATTCTATCATACTTTGTTGTTTCTACCGAATGCCAAGTAGATTCATGTGGACAAAACAACACTGCCCTATTTCTCTTCCACTCAGGTCTTACACATGCAGAGGTATCACTGCACTCTTCCCATAGAGTTGTAGTATTATTTTCATCTGGATCAAAGTAAATAATAATACTTACAGTTTTGTTATTAGAATCTGGATGAATCTGATAATGACCACCAGCACCAGTCCAATTTAAGTGACCGTTACAAGCAAACATTCTGTCTTCATCGGATGCTCTATGTTTAGAGAACTTACTCCATATTGTATCTCTCAAACTTAAGATGTCATCTAATACATTTGCATAAAGTTTGACAATTTCTTCCTCAACACCAAGTTCGAGAAGATGTTTAATACCAAATACACATTCATTAAATTTTGGATCATACTTTGAAACTCTTGATAGTTTTATAGAATCACCCATATCTTTAACTTTATCAGCAATCTTCAAAAGTTTTTTGTAAGTATCTGGTTCAATAAAATCATCAACTAAAATGTGTTCCCACGGAAATGTTTGCAATTCTGCATCTACTATTCCTTTTTTATTAACTAGCATCTCTAATAAAATCGTAGGTCATGCAATGGAGTCCACCATCCCATAGGTATCTATGTCGGAAAGGAACAATGATAGGTTCTACCTTATGTTTCTTCAGGAAATCAAACACCTGTTTATTGTATCGAGTACACATGAAGTGTTTCTCATCAACAGCAAGTGCATTAACATCGAAGAAAGTCTCAGG